TTTCTATTAGCGCGATGTGTGCGAAAAATTTGAATTTTGAAGCGGAACGGAAAACCGGACTTTAGGTAAAATGGCTGAAGATAAAGAACAAGACAGCATTCAGGCGCTCATAGAAGAGCGGGTGAAACGGGAAAAAGAGGCACTGAAGGCAACGGATAAAAAGCCTGCAAAAAAAGCCTTATGCAGCAAATTTGTAACCGATTGTCTTCGGGCAAACGAGCTGGGGGACGGGATTTTATATGCCGAAATCCATGACGGAAAATTTCTTTTTGATAAAACCACAAACGAATGGTTAAAATGGGCCGGTCATCATTGGGGACTGGATATCATGGATTCAGCGAAGTCCAGCGTCGAGAAGGTTGCTCAAACATACTTAAAAGAAGCGTTTTCTCTTACTAAAAAAATCGATGATGCTATAAAAAATAACGATAACAACCAGGCTAAAAAACTCACCAAAAGACAGACGAATATTTATAAGAGGGTCTTGAAATTGAGATCTGAAAAGGGGCGGACGTCTTGTCTTAAATTTGCACAAACAAATCCCATAAACGCCATATCCATCGACGGCAGCGAGCTTGACAAGGATCCGTGGCTGCTGGCCTGCCCGAATGGTGTCGTAAATTTAAGAACCGGGGAATTGAGGGACGGGCGACCGTCGGATAATTGCTTTCGGGCGTGTAATATCGAATATCACGGTATTGATGCCAAGGCCCCGGTCTGGGAAATATTTTTAAATGATGTTTTTGAGAAAAAAGAGGACATTATAAAGTTTGTTTTACGGATCATCGGTTATGGTATGACCGGACTGAACTTCGAGCGGATTATGCCGGTTTTTTGCGGCTCCGGATGGAACGGGAAAGGCACGATTTTGGAAACGATCATGAAGGTTTGCGGCTCCTATGCGTCGCCCATACAGTCGGAAATGCTGCTTGATTCCGGTCGGATGGTTAGAAGCGCGTCGGGAGTTTCTCCGGATATTATGCAATTAAAGGGTTTGCGCCTTGCCCTGGCCAGCGAGACTGATGAGGGGAGGCGGTTTTCCACATCCAAAGTGAAATGGTTAACCGGAGGGGACACCCTGGTGGGCCGCAATCCGTATGATAAACGACCGTCGAGTTTTACGCCGACCCACATGCTGATATTGATTACAAATCATGAGCCGAAAGCGCCGGCCCATGACTATGCGTTCTGGAAGAGGGTATATCTGATTCGATTCAACTTGTCTTTTGTGGATAACCCGAAATTGGATCATGAAAGACCCAGAGACAAAGAATTGATCGGTAAATTATCCGAAGAGATGCCGGGGATCCTGGCATCGTTTGTACGCGGGTGTATCGAGTGGCAGAAAGACGGATTGAATCCGCCCAAAGACGTGCTTAAGGAGACGTTGAAATATAAGCGCAGCCTGGATAATTTGAGCGATTTTTTCGATGAATGCTGTCTTGTTCAAAAAGATAACATGATCGGGGCAAAAGAGCTGTATGATGCGTTTGTGGAATGGTGGGAGATTAATGTTTCGAAAAATGCACCGAAACAGAAGACCTTCGGAAACTGGATGTCCAATGCCGGTTTTGAGCGAATAAAAAGCGGCACGTACAAATATGTCGGATTGACGCTTGAAAAAGAGGTTTTTGATGAGTAAGCCGGTTCCAACATCCACCAGGCACCATCATTGTGAATGATGGTGCCTGCAGCCATCATTGTGGATGACGATGCAATCAGGAAGTCATCGCCGGGTTTAGCGGTGACGGATCCGGAATCGCCGGAAGGGCAGATGAAGGCCCTTTTGAATTCTGGACGATTGAGGTTTTTTGACTAATTTTTAAATATATAATAAATACATTATGTTAATTCACTTTTTTAACGAAATTCTGGACGATTACCCCTTGTTTGTAAAAACTATTTTCTTTTACTTTTTACTTTTTTATATTTTAATCATTTTATATAAGGGGGTAATCGTCCAGAATAGGTATAAATACATATATAAAGTATTATTTTTATTGGATATATTTTCCGGACGATTGGTTTTTGACCTGTTTTTGAATGAAAATATAACAAATTCGGTATGTTAGAATGAAATAACTTTTGAAATTCTGGACCATTGGGGATGATGGGACCTTTTATATGATATCTTTTGTGTCTAAAAATCGATAAAAAAGGGGTCAAAAATGAATGTTTTGGATCTTACAAGGCAATGCGGGATAGATTCGGTAAAAATGGCCTCTTCAAAATCGAGAGGGGATGAGTACTGGTCTGCATGCCCTGATTGCGGCGGTGACGACCGCTTCCATGTTTGGCCGGATCAGAACAAAGGACGGGGTAGTTATTGGTGCCGGGGATGCGGAAAAACAGGCGATAATATACGGTTTTTAATGGATTTTAAAGGCAAATCATTTAAGGATGCATGCGAAATTCTTAACATCGAGATTGAAAAAAAGGAAAACTGGACGCCAAGACCGCCGTCCGAGAAGAAAAAAACGCCTCAAAATACTTTTCAATCCGAACAATCGGGGCCTGATATGTCCGTGCAAAATGCCAAATGGTCGGAAAAGGCCGATAGTTTTGTGGAATACTGCCACAAAAAGCTGTTAAAAAACAAGGAACAGCTCCGGTGGCTGGCTGAAAGGGGCATCAAAAAACAGACTGTTGTCCGGTCGAAACTCGGATGGAATCCCGGAAAGGACGGAAAGGACCTATTCAGGCCTCGCGAGTTGTGGGGATTGCCGACGGAAATGAAGCAGGATCGGAAAAAACGGCTGTGGCTGCCGATGGGATTGATTATACCTTTGATAATCGATGGTGCCGTTTCGAGGATAAGAATCCGCCGCCAGGATGACAAGCCTAAATATTATGTGATTCCGGGTTCGTCGGCATTTTATTTTTTGTTGTCCATGGAGAAAAAGCGCCGGGCATACTGTATTGTCGAAACCGAGCTTGATGCCCTGATGATCGACCAAGAAGCCGGGGATCTGTGCGGGGTTATCGGCCTGGGGACGTCAAAGGCAAAAAAAGAGGTTATAAACAACCCCAAACTTTTATCCCACTTAAAACAGTCTGCCGTTATCCTGCTTTCGCAGGACTACGACTCGGCCGGTGCCAAAGGGGCGGATTGGTGGCTGCATGAGTTCGCCCAGTCTAAACGGTGGCCGGTGCCGAAAGGCGGTGATCCCGGAGAGGCGTTTAATGCCGGAATCGATATCCGCGAATGGATTATAGCCGGTTTGCCGAAAGGGTGGTTTTCCGGACAATTGCTCCTTGGACAGAAAAAAAAGAAAGGGGGTGTTGAAGATGTTTGTGTGGATGACGGTGGCGCAAACGGTCCGGTAGACGTTGAGGCGGATGAGCTCCCGGATTCGGTAAAGGAATTGGTATTATTGCTGCAACAATATCCGGTGGCGATTTTTAATACGTCGGATCGGCTGAAAATTTTGGAAACAAGAGGATGGGCGGATCGAAACTGGGAGGTTTCGAAAAGAATATCGGATTTGGTCTATCTTAATGAAGAGGTTTTTGAATGGATCGTGAATCATCCCTTGAGAAAAATTACCGGGGAAAATATTATGGAAGGGATTAAGGATGTCAGCGAAAGCATCTGATGAATTATCGGATCGGATCAATGATGATTATCTTAAGACGCTGTTAAAAGCGCAGAAAAAGGCTCAGAAAAACGTTGAAAAAGCGCCCACAAAAGAAAACCTGGAAGCCCTTAAATTCGCAAAGGAGGTGGTTGATGGCCATATAAAATCGACAAAGGAGCCGTTTTTTAAGGATAGAATGGATGCGCTGAGGCATTTGCAGGCCCAGGGATATAAAATAAAAAAAACAAAGATCTATGACGATTCGCCGCCAAAAGGCAAGTTGTTGAAAATTCAAAAGGACGGCACGGTTTTGGAGTCGAGTCTCAGGCAGTATATTATCGACTCCAAACTTTTTAAGCCGGAAGAGCAGGATCAGCGGGCCAAACAGATTCAGATGGATCTTGAAAAAAAAGAAGTTGAGCTGGATAAGGCCAGGGAACAGCTTGCGGAGTTACAATTAAAACGATCCGTTGCCGAAGGGGAATATATATTGCAATCGGATCTCGGCCTTGAACTGGCATCGAGGGCAACGGTTTTATATTCCGGGCTTTTGAACATGTTTCATCTGGAAATGGCGGAGTTTGTGGTTATTCTTGAAGGTGATTCAAAAAAAATACCCATTGTGCTTGAGAAAATAAAAGAGAAAATAGACAGTCAATTCAATGAATTCGCAACCATGAAGTCGTTTCATATATTGTTTGAGGATTAGGGGATGAAAAGGAGGAAATTACATGACACTGCCAATGACAATGGAAGAAAGGATAAGAATTTTCAAAAGGGGGATGGATAAATGCTTAAAATATATAAGTATAAAATAGAGATAACAGATGAATTTACATTATTCGTGCCGGGCGAAAGCAAAATATTGAAACTCGATGTTCAAAACAACAAACCCGTATTGTGGATTTTGGTAGATCCTGATTCGCCGCAAAAAATCCGGCATTTTAAGGGTTTTGGCACCGGCCATCCGATTCAACATAAAAATATTTTGTCCATGGAGCATCATTTGGTTTATATTGATACAGTTATGATGGAGGGCGGTTTTTTCGTATATCATCTTTTTGAAAAAAGGTTTAATAATGGGAGTTTGCAACGAAAATTATGAAAGGTATTTCTTATGTTGTTTCCAAACGAAAAGGAGCCCGAAAATTTTAAGGCGCTTATCGAGCAGACTTTAAAAAAAAAAGCTGCAAAAGAATTCGCTTCATTTCTTGCGGATATGGCCGTGGATTGGGTTTTTATTTGCATTGAAAGAAAATGCCTGAACCATTTGGAGGAAATTTGCGGCGGCGAATATGAGTCATTTTTATCGATATCGATAGATGTGGCCGGTCTTTATGAAAAAAGTTTTGAGAATTTATGCTGAAACCCGAATACATAGGCGGCGTTTATACCGTAAAGACCGAGATTCCGGAATGGATGCCCGAAGAGATCGCGGACCGGGTCCGCAAGGAAAGATCTTTGTCCGGATCTTTTTTTCCGGCCGAACGAAAGGTATTGCGCCGGCGGGCCAAGATCAGGCCCAGCAAATGGGCCGAAAAACACCGCGTGCTTGAAATATCGAGCCTTCCGGGTCCATGGAAAAACAGGGTTATGCCGTATCTGGCTGGCATCATGGATGCATCGTTTCATCCGGCCGTCCAGGTGATCATTATCTGCAAGGGGCCGCAAAGCGGCGTGTCCGAGGCAATCAACAACTGCATCGGCTATGCCATCGATCGGGAGCCAGGGCCGGTGCTTTATCATTATCCTGACCAGAAGACGTCCCGCGACAATTTCCAGGACCGCATCAAATCCATGATCAGCACATCCCGAAGGCTGCGATCGTACACCACCGGCAACAAGGACGATTTTTCGGCGCAGAGGATAAAACTCGAACACATGCCCATTTATGCGGCCTGGTCGCGGTCCGCCGCATCCCTTGCAAACAAGCCCATCCGGTATCTGGTTAATGACGAGCTGGACAAATATGTAGAGACCGCCGGCAAGCGCGAGACCGATCCGGTGTCTCTGGCCGAAAAGCGGACCATCGTGTATCGCTTTAACCGAAAAATCTGGAAGATATCGACGCCGAACATTGAGGACGGGTTCATATGGACCGCCTTGAATAAAGAGGCCCAGGTGATTTTCGATTATTGGGTCAAATGTCCGGAATGCGAGGCTATGCAGGTTATTTCCGTGTTTTCCCGGATCAAGTGGCCCGAAAATAAAAGGGATCCTGAAGAAATTATGGCAGACGAACTGGCCTGGTTTGAATGCAAATCATGTAAGGACAAATGGGATAATATTAAACGGGACCTGGCAGTTCGTGACGGCGAATGGCGAAGCAGAGACACCGGGACCGAGCTGTTCGAATATCTGAACGGGAGCTGGCCGAAAAAAATCGGATTCCACATGCCGTCCTGGATATCCCATTTTGTGAGCCTGTCCGAACCGGTATCCGCATTTTTAAAAGGGCAGAAAAGCAAAAACAAGCTCAAGGATTTTAAAAACAACCATGAAGCCGTGCCATGGGTAATCTATGCACAGGACACCAAGGAATCCGAAATTATGAAGCTGTGCGACGACCGGCCGAGAAACCGGGTGCCCGGGGACGGTATGGTAGCCGGTCTGGTGGCCGGGGTGGATACGCAGGACTACGGATTTTGGTACCGGATACGCGGTTTCGGATACGGCGGCAAGGATTTGTTGTCCGAGAGCTGGGGAATCCGCGAAGGGTATGTGGAGACCTTCGGAGCGCTCGAAGAGATCCTGTGGCAGCGCAAATATTATGATGAGGACGGCAATCATTATCCGGTGCTGCTGACCATCCAGGATGCCCTCGGACACCGCACGTCCGAGGTTTACGATTTCTGCCGTAAAAACAAGGGAAAAATTTTCCCGTCATTCGGAAAGGGCATCATGGCGGTCTCCCATTCCTGGACGAGCCTTCAGTTTTATCCGGGCAAAAAGAAACCCATACCCGGCGGGCTCATGGGCATCAATGTTAATACCAAGTATTTTAAGGATAAGCTTTTGTCCATTTTGCAGATCCATCCGTCCGATCCGGGGGCGTGGCATGAAAATGCACAGTTTCCCGAAGGTTGGGCTCGGCACATGGTCAGCGAATATATCGACGAAAAGGGGGCCTGGCAGTTAAAGACCGGGTATGAAAACCATTTGTGGGACTGTGCGGTATTGTGCCTGGTCGCACATGAGATTCTTGATTTTTCGGGATTGGACCGTCCCGAAACTTCGGGTCAGAGAATAACGGCGGCGGTGGCGGCCATTAAGCAGCAGCGGCGTGTGAGATACAAGGGAATGCACGGATGAACAGTGACGACCGGAACATCGATCTGTTGATGAAAGTCGAAATGCTTTACGGAGCGGACGATATCTGCGGATTTATTAAAGAAGATCCGGGCATTATTTCAAAGTTGGTTAGCGAAGAGGGACTTCCGGCATGGAAAAAGCCGGGCCAGCGGGTCTGGCGGGCGCTGAACATCGATCTGTGCCGGTGGATGGTGTGGCAGAGAAACAAAAATATCGGGAAAAAATCGGAGTTTTTGGAAAATGATTTTTGATTGCGATAAAATAATACTGGATTTATGCGCCGGATCCGGCGCATGGTCGAAATATTATAGAGAGAACGGTTACGATGTCAGATTGATCACACTCCCCGATAATGATGTTACGGATTATATTCCGCCCAAAAATGTTTACGGTATTCTTGCGGCCCCGCCGTGTACGGAATTTTCAAGGGCAAGAAACGGCCACCCGGATATCCCGCGTGATTTTCATTCCGGCATGATACCGGTTAATGCCTGTTATCGAATCATATTTCATTGTAAACTCAAAGGGTCGTTGAAATTCTGGGCGCTTGAAAATCCGGTCGGCTTGTTGTCCCGCTTTTTGGGCAGTCCGGTCTATACGTTTCATCCGTGGCAATTCGGTGATGCCTATACGAAATTTACCGCCCTATGGGGAGAATTCAACCGGCCGGTAAAAAAATACGATCGTGTCGAAGCCATTTTAAGCGAAAAAGAACTGAATATGTGCAGAGAGAACAGGAAACCGCAGGATTGCGGATCCGCCGAACAAAAAGCGTTTAAACGGGGAATTACGCCGGACGGATTTGCAAAAGCTTTTTTCGAGGTCAATCGATAACAAAGGGGGATTTTAAAATGAGCTGGAAACTTTTTCATCATGAAAAACCGGAAATCGAAAAATTTTATTTATTGATGTACGGGGACGGCTTTTGGATCAAAGCTTTTTGGAATAACCGTAGAAAAGAATTTTTATGTCCGAATTTTGGCGAAGAACCGAAGTATTGGATGGATGTGTCTGAACTGATCGATAGCGCCCCTCTCGGCATTAATGATAATTATTAGAAAAATATTTCCCTTGACCCCTCGAATCTTTATCCGCCGTTTTTTTGGCGGACTTGACCCCTTGAACCCTGTTTTTTACCCTTGTCAAGCATTTTCTATCCCGAACAAGGCAGATTAAGACCCTTTTTAAGCCGATCTAAGCATATTTTCAAAAATCCGCAAAAACCCATGATATGGTAGGAGGAAAATTTTAACCACCATATCATGGGTTTTTTTATGCCTCTTACCACCGACGAATTGATCGAACTTTATGAAACCGCGTTAAGTGCCATTCTGGACGGCAGCCAGTCTTACTCCATTGCCGGAAAGTCCATGACCCGTGCCGATTTGTCTTATATCCAGACCCAGCTCGATAAACTGTATATCAGAAAACAGAGGGAAACCGCCGGCGGCATCATCGTGCGCGGCGGTACGCCGGTCGATTAGGATGTGTTTGCAAAATGAGGGAAAGAAGAAAAAGACAGGTTAAAAGCGAATCGTTTCGGCTGCCCGGTATGAACATCATCGACCGCGTCATTTCCTTTGTCGATCCGAAAAGGGGCGTGGATCGGTTGAGGAGCCGGTTTGTCATGGCCATGGCCGACGCCTACACCGGAAGCTCCCGAAGGCGGCGGGCGCTGAAAGAATGGATTGTATCCCTCGGTGATGCCGACACGGACATATCCGGTGAAATCGATGACCTCAGATCCAGATCCGGGGATCTTGAAAGAAACAATCCCCTGGCCAGGGGGGCCATAAACACAAAGGTCACCGGCGTGGTCGGGACCGGTCTCAGGCTCAAGGCGAACATCGATCGTAAAATTTTGAATATGACGGACGACCAGGCCGACGAATGGGAGGCAAAAACCGAGTCCGAATTTTCCATGTGGGCCAATTCGACGGATTGCGATGTCGAAGACGTTTTGAAATTTCATCAGATCCAGGAGCTTGTTTTCAGATCCACATTGAGCCGCGGCGATGTTTTTGTATTGACCCCGGCAAAGGAAAGAAAAGAAAGGCCGTACAATCTTCAACTCCAGCTTATCGAGGCGGACAGGGTTTGCAACAAGAACAATCAATCCGACACCGATCTGTTGTCCGGCGGCATCGAACGTGAAAAATACGGCGGAAAACCGGTCAAGTGCCATATTTTAAAGGGACATCCGGGTAACATATGGAGCGACACGAGCAAATGGGATGTCGTTGAATTCAGGGGCGAAAAGACCGGGCGAAGAAATGTTCTGCATATTTTTCATAAAACGCGGATCGGGCAGAGTCGCGGCGTGCCGGATCTGGCACCGGTGATCGAAAAATTAAAGCAGCTCGGAAGATACAGCGAATCCGAACTGAACAATGCGGTATTGAGTTCGTTTTTTACGGTTTTCATCAAGACGCAGATGCCAACCGGCCCGTCAAGCCTTTTCGGCAGCCTGGGACCCATGGAGCCGAAAACCGATATCGGCGGCAAGACATCGGACAAGGATTTCAAAATGGGGTCCGGAGCCATTTTGGAGCTGGCCGACGGGGAGGATGTGGAGTTCGCCAATCCCGGACGTCCGAACCAGGCGTTTGACCACTTCGTGCTGGCCGTGTCCAGGGAGATCGGCACGGCACTCGAACTTCCCTTTGAGATCCTGGTCAAGCACTTTACGGCCAGCTATTCCGCGGCCAGGGCCGCCCTGCTTGAGGTGTGGAAATTTTACATGGGCCGGAGACAATGGCTTGCGGATATGCTCTGCAACCCGGTTTACGAATTGTGGATGACCGAGGCGGTTGCCAACGGCAGAATTTATGCCCCCGGTTTTTTCACCGGGGACCCGATCATAAAAAAAGCGTATCTTGGGGCCGAATGGATCGGGCCGGCAAAGGGGGCCATCGACGAAACCAAGGAAATTACGGCCGCCGAAAAACGGGTCAACATGGGAATATCGTCCCTTGATCAGGAAGCCAAGGCCATAACCGGTAACGACTGGGAAAAGACGCACAAACAGCGGGTCAAGGAGGTCAAGAAGCGGAGACAGGATGGTCTCGAAGGGGGATCGTTAAACCAAGGAGATGACAATGAAATCGTGGTACCAGATCAACAAAGCGAAGAACCGAACGGCTAAAATATTCATTTTTGACGATATCGGTCAGAATTGGTGGGGCGAAGGCATATCGTCGAAGGAATTTATCGAGGAAATCAACGCCCTTGATGTTGACGAAATCGATCTTCTCATCAATTCATGGGGCGGCTATGTGCATGATGGCTATGCCATCTATAACGGATTGGCGGATCATCCGGCAACCATCAACGTCAAGATTTACGGTGTTGCCGCAAGCATTGCCTCGTTAATTGCCATGGCCGGAAACACGGTTGAAATGCCGGAAAATTCGATGATGTTTATTCATAATCCCTTTGGAGGAATTATCGGCACGGCGGAAGATATGAGATCCGAGGCGGACGGGTTGGATAAAATGAAAAACAGCATCGTTGCCGCATACAAAACCAGGGCAAAAATCGAGTCCGATGAAATTTCCGACATGATGGATAAAAGCACATGGATTTCTGCGGATGAGGCTGTCGAAATGGGATTTGCCGATAAAAAATCGGATCCCATTAAAATCGAAGCCAGCAACAATGTCATTGCAAAATATCAGAATATTCCGAAATGTTTGATGGAAAGTTTAACCATCGTCAATCAAATAAAACCCGAAAATTCAGAAAATTTTCAACCCAAAAAGGAGGATTCGACCATGGAAATCACATTGGATCTTATTAAAAACAAACATCCCGACATTGTCGCAGCCATTCTGGCCGGGGCAGCGGCTGAGGATTTTAAGAAAGCCAATCCCGCCGCTGCCGCCGCATTGTCTGAGGAAGGAAAAAACGCGGAGACCCAGAGGATAAAGGATGTGAGGGAAACCGCACTTTTGGGTCATGAAAAGCTTGTGGTTGACATGATGTTCGACGGAAAAACCACCGGACCGGAAGCGGCTTTGAAAATCCTGAATGCGGAAAAAAAGATCAGGAATGATGCGGCAAAAAATCTTGAGACGGATTCGCCGGACAAGATTTCCCAGCCTTCCACGGATACGGCGGATACCGCCGAGACGTCAGGGTCCGAAGACGAAGGTTTGCCGATCGAAGAGGCCGCGAAGAAGGACTGGGAAAAAGACGCCAAAACCAGAAAGGAGTTTGACAACGATTATGACCAGTACCTGGCATACCGCAAGGCGGCGGATGACGGTCAGGTCAGGATCAGAAAACAGAGTGCAGCAACCACAGGGGGGTAAAAAATGACGACTTTAGCAACAGATACCCCGCGTTCATACGATATCGGGGACATCAACGAATTTCCCGTGATCGCCGCCGACATCATATACGAGGGCTCGGCCGTGGGTCTGGTTTCCGCATCGGGTCACGCCAGGCCTTTGACATCGGCTGACAGGTTCGTCGGGTTTTGCGAAAAACAGGTGGACAACTCCGACGGGGCCGCTGCCGCATTATATGTCCGCGTCAAAAAGCGGGGTAAGATACAGTTGTCCGTATCCGGCGCGGTGATCACCGATATCGGAAATCCGGTATATGCCACGGACGACAACACCTTCGTGTTTTTGCCCACCGGCGGCGTGTTCGTCGGATTCGTGCACCGTTTTGTCAGCTCCGGCATCGTGATCGTCAGGTTTAATGCCGGCGTGTTTAAAGATCCCCATGAGGGATATGTCGCACAGACCGTAACCGACGATCTGACCCTGGATGCCGAGGATTCCGGAAAGGTGTTGTGCGTGACGACAACGGCGGTCATCGCATTTCCGTCCATCGAGGGCATGTCCAATGTCAGGCTTTTAAACTGCGGGGCCTTCGGAACCGTGCAGATTACGGCGGACCCTGACGCGGGAGACATGATCGAGGCGGCGGACATAACCGGGTCGGACGGGGCCGCCATCATCAACACGCTGGCCACTGCCCGGCGCGGGGATTTTATCGATGTGGACTACGGGGATTCAAACGGCTGGGTGGTTACGAAAAAGAAAGGCGTATGGGCGCAGGGGACCGGCATTGCCAGCGCGTCCGTGAGCGCATCTCCCAGCGCGTCGCAGTCGCCCAGCGCATCCGTGAGTTCAAGCCCGTCGGCCAGTGCATCGCCGTCTTAATTAAAAACAGCAAAAGGAGGATATAAAATGACAACTTTGGCTACAGATACCCCGAGAAATTATGAGCTCGGGGACATCAACGAATTTCCTGTGATCGCCGCCGATATCATATACGAGGGTTCTGCCGTTGGTTTGGTGGATGCCAGCGGGCATGCACAGCCCTTGACATCGTCCGATAAGTTCGTCGGGTTTTGCGAAAAACAGGTGGACAACTCCGACGGGGCCGCCGCCGCACTATATGTCCGGGTCAAGGAGCGCGGGAAAATACAGTTGTCCGTGTCCGGCGCGGTGATCACCGATATCGGAAATCCTGTGTATGCCACGGACGACAACACCTTCGTGTTTTCGCCGGCATCCGCCGTGTTCGTCGGGTTCGTGCATCGCTTTGTTAGCTCCGGCATCGTGATTGTCGAATATGACGCCGTTGCATTCAAGGATCCGTGGGAAGGATTTACCGTTGAGGCCCTTGCGGACAACAAGACCCTGGATGCCGAGGATTCGGGCAAGGCGTTTTTCATTACCGCCGACGCCAAAACTGTGACCGCCCCGGCGGTAGAGGGCATGTCCAATATCGCATTGATTAACGGCGGGGCCTTCGGCACGGTGGCAGTGACCCTGTCGCCGAACACGAACGACATGGTCGAGGGTCCGGACATCACGGCAGGCAACAATAAGGATATCGTCAACACCAAGACCACGGCCCGGCGAGGGGATTTTATCATCTTCGATTACGGCGACGCCAACGGCTGGGTTATTACGGCTAAAAAAGGCACGTGGGCAAGAGAAACATAAAAACGGCGGTATCTGCATAAACCGCCGAAAATGGCGATGGAATCAGGAAGCCATCGCCGGATTAAGCGGTAACGGATCCGCCATTGAAATCATAACAATAAAAAATTTACGGGGGTAAAAAATGAAATGGATTACGGAACGCCAGATTATCGGGGAATTTTTCAAAACCCTTGCCATGGACGACGGAATGGGCTGGGTCAACCTGATTTCAAATTATTTTACATCCGACCAGGAACTGGAGCGGTATGCGTGGCTGGGCCAGGTGCCGCAGCTCAGGGAATGGATCGGCGGGAGGCTGGCAAAGGGTCTGACCGAGAATAACTTTGTGATCAGAAACAAGCACTATGAGGCCACCATCGAATTTCTGGTCAGGGATCTTCGACGGGATAAGACCGGCCAGACCATGGCCAGGATTCGCGAGTTTGCCAGGCGGTCCCAGTCCCATTATGCGAAACTACTGTCGGCATTGATCGTGAGCGGCGATTCGGATACCTGCTACGACGGCCAGTATTTCTTTGACACGACCCACAGCGAGGGCAGCTCCGGCACGCAGTCCAATTCTATCGAGGTCGATATTTCGGAATTGCCGGTGGTTGAAGCCGGATCGACCACCGTGCCCAGCGTGGCCTCGTTGCAGCTGGCTATTGCCCAGGGCATTCAGCAGATCTGCTCGTTTAACGACGATCAGGGCGAACCGATGAACGAGGATGCCCGGTCCTTTTTGGCCATGGTTCCCATTGCGTGGATGAATACGGCCATGCAGGCGGTAGCAACGCCGCTTCAGGTGGCGGAAACGCAGACCGCTCTGACCGCATTAAAGCAGGATTTCACCATTC